CAGTTTAATACACTATCATGTGTACAATTAGAGAAAGCCTGTAAATACAGGCTTTTTTATATTTTGAAGTAAACTTGAATTTCGAATTCATTTGTTTTCCAGTCTGGATGACGATAATACGTGACTGTACTTAGTATAGTTTTTAATAATTGATTTTTCAATGTTATGTTCGTTGTTTTATAGTAAGATTCAATAACTGTTTTTAATGCTGGAATAAATTCTGTTTTATTATGTTCTTTAACTTGTTCTATTTCAATTTCTTTTTGCAGTACTTCTATATCATTTTCAATAGAGGTAATCCGTTCTACAAGATTCTTTTGTCTCTCTAAGAAAATTTCCACAGTATAAATACCTTGTTCAAGAAGGTCATGTAAATTTCCTTTTTGATTTTGCAGCTCTTTCAATTCTTTTTCTTTTGAAATTATTGCTTTCTCTTTAAATGATATAAGCTTCGAATCATCTACTTCTACCTCTTCTATTTTTTGAGCTTGGTATTCATCTACTATTTGTTGCAAGGAATATAGTAGTTTTTCTTCTACTAGATTAAATACAGATTGTTTTTGTTTACCTTTACATGCAGGATTATTACAACGTAAGTAATTATGTGGTCTATCTTTTCTAGTTTGAATTAACATTGTGTATCCACATAATTTACATTTTAAAATACCGGCTAAAGGGTTCGTTAATTCTTTAGAAGAAATGACAGCAGGTTTATGTCTACTACTATGCGCTTCATTCGCAGTATCAAATAATTCTTTAGAAACGATTGGCTCATGAGCGTTTTCATATACAATCCATTTATCTTGAGGAGTTTTCTGACGCGTATATTTCCCATTTCTTTTTTTATGTTTAAATTTGCCCCATACAATTACCCCGGTATAAACTTCATTTTTTATGATAGAGGTGATTGTAGAAGCATCCCAAGCACCTCTTTTGGTTACAGGTGGATCTACTCCTAGCTTGTCCAATTCGGCAGCAATCAGTTGTCTTCCTTTACCATCACACATTAATTCAAATATTTTTTTTACTACCCATGCCTTTTCGGGGTCCGGATATAATCTTAAGTTTTCATCTTTTAAATATCCATATGGCGGCTTTTTACCAATGTGTTTCCCTTCTTTAACGGAGTCGATTCTTCCATTCTGAAGGCGTTTCGTAATAGATTTAAGTTCTTGTCGCGATATTAAAGATTTAATACCAAAGACAAGCTCCCATGATTCGTCATCTGGATCGTACACATCAGTAGGAGTAATTATTTTGGTAGAAGAATAACGGAAGGCACGGTCAATCATTCCAGCATCTAACATGTCACCACGTCCAAGTCGATCCAAGTCAATTACTAACACGCCGTCAATTTCATTTCCGTCTAATTTACGAAGTAATTGTTGCATTTGAGGTCTTTCTTGGATGGATTCTCCAGAAGCAACCTCTTCAAATATATCGATAATATTATGATTTTCAGCTTTAGCTATGGCAAATAAACGTTTACGATGGCGTTCTAAGGCATTATAATTATTCCCTTCTTCTAACGCACGTCGTTCTTCTTCTACGTCTTTACGACTCTTTCTCAAATATATACATACATCAAGAGATTCAGGACGATACAATTTAAATCACCTCTATACAATTGTATTAAATTCACTATACACAAAAATGACATAGAAAAAAAGAATGGTAAAAGCATTCTTTTTGTCGAAATGATCATTATCTTTTATAGGTTGTCCACCCTCCAAGTGAACATATACATATTCAAAAGGGAGGGGAAGACATGGATAGTAAAACTTTTAAATCTGGACAAGTTACAATTGTCATTCACTCTAATTTAGTTCATATGACCTCTGATGAAAGACGTGAATGGTTTCAAAAAGAGCAAGAGCGAAAAAATCCAGTTCTTATGAAACTGAACGAAATTATTCATAAAATCAATAAGGAAGTTGCTCTTGGTTAATATGTATAAGTCTTTAAACGAGCAAAACTTTTTGGAATACCATGTATCTCAGCAACTTCTTGGATTGATAAATTAGTATTTTCGTAATCAAAAATCATGTCATCAGATAATAAAAGTTCAACAGCGAATGTATTTGCTTCAACTTCTAAGCGATCCACAGAGAAAAGAGTTTGATTTCTCAAAAATGGGGTGTTTGCTTTTGGATGAAGTAGCGCATGACCAAGTTCATGCGCACATACAAACCGTTGTGTAATTTCATCTATTTGATTGTTTATATGGATAAACTTCATTCTTTTATAAGTGCTATAAAATCCAAGTGTATTTCCTAGGTTTTCAAACATAACGCTGATATTTTTATGGCTAGCAATTTCGAATGGATTGGTTGTTTGGTGTTTTTCTGCGATGTATAGTACGTATTCTTTAATGTCCATATCAATTCACTCCATTCATTATTTTTTATACTTGTTTGGAGTGAATTTTTGTTTTGCCATTTTTTTAGCCATCCGCATAGATTTTTCAAGTGACATACGAATTAATTCTTTTGTATCGTCATCGATAGGTTCGCCATCAAACATTAATGCATCTTCACTATTATCTAATTGCTCTAGAGTTCTTTCTAGATCACGAGCTATATCACGTTCTTCTTTTTTGCTAAGTTGAATTTCTTCCTTCGCATCACTAAGTAAAAAGTCTACTGATACATTAAAAAAATCAGCAATTTCTAATAGGCGAGATTTTCTTGGTAACCGATCATCACTATTCTCATAATGAGTTATAGATGAACGAGGGATATTTAATTTTAAAGCCAGTTCTTCTTGAGAAAGTCCTTTCCCCTCTCTTAACTCTTTTAATTTTTTTGAAAAAGCCATTTCTATAACCCTCCTTTATGAATTATATTTTATCATTTGATGTGCGTAAAAAAAACAGTGCGTAAAACGAACTTTTGTGTTGACATGTGCGTTTTAAGAACGTATTATAGGTTTATAAGGTTCGGAAAACGAACAAAAAAGGGGCCGATGAATTGAACCAAATTACTAAACTTAGGAAACAAAAGGCTATAACTCAAGAAGAACTAGCAGTTAAGGTTGGAATTACTAGAGCGTATTTATCTAATTTAGAAAACGGTAAACATAAACCGTCTTTAGATGTTGCTTTAAAAATATCAGAAGTATTAGGGAGTTCTGTAGAAAAAATTTTTAAAACGTAAGTGCGAAAAACGAACGGTAATAACGCAGAAAAGTAGGTGGAAACATGTCAGTAATCAAACAAGCATCTTCTGTTAAAGACACCAAGACAATTAAGTCCGGAAACGTAACAATAGTAATTCATTCAAACTTAGTTAATATGTCGTCAGAAGAACGAAAACATTGGTTTCAAAAAGAACAAGAAAATAAAAATCCAGTTCTTATGCGACTCAATGAAGTCATTCATAAAATCAATATGGAAGTATCCGCTAATTAATATTTTAATACCTTAACAACTTAATATGGAGGCGAACGAATATGGGAACAAGTATATATAGTAATTCATCAATAGGCGCGTTATTACAAGGAGCTAGAGAAAGTTGTGAAGATGAAACGTTAACAACGAAGAAAGGACTTGCATCGTATCTTGGAATTACATATGAACGCTTGAAAAATATTGAGGCTGGTACTTCACAAGTTCCATTTGAACTAGCGATGGATTGGTGTGATGCAACGAGGGCGCCATTAAACAAGCAGGCGATTAAACATATATACGGTGTTGGATTACCGCCTACAGATCCACGTTTGACGAGTGATGTGAACTTACAGATTATGAATTATATCAAGCAAGCTGAGGACGGCATTAAAGCAGCAAAAGAGATTATGAAATTGCAAGTCACAACAAGATCTTGGCAAATGAATGATTCAAAGAAAAAAGAATACGTGCAGCATGCTAAAGAGGTATATGACATGATACAAGCGACTCAATGTGTCATTCAAGCATTAGAGGGTGTACATCCAGGATTGCTTGAGGAAGTAAGAGGTAATTGGTTAAGAAAAGCCATTTCAGATAATGTGGTTGTTCATTCGGTTGAGAGTTTATTGAAGTTATCAAAAGTAATGTAAGGAGGAATAACAGTGACAGTGGATTATATAAACCCTAGTTTGGAAGAGTATAAAAAGTTAGTACGTCTTGATGCAAAGCTAGCAGGTGAAATTAAATTAGCGGAAACATTCGCGGAGGATGAAAACTTAGAGGAATTAAAAAGAGAGAAGAAACTAATTGGAATTCGAATCAAAATTATAGAAGCTTCATTTGTTTTAAAGCATAAATGGGTAAAAGAAAAAGCTACCGCCTAGGAAACAGTAGCCTTAACAAAAATATGATAAAGCAATTATAACATTATATAAATCATTTGGACAAGCACTGTGCTTGTCGTTATGACCAGAAAGGGATTGTTCCTCCCATCCCCTTACAATAAGCCTTTCTGGTTGTAACGATGCGTACAGCATCAATGAGTAATAGAAAGAGGTGAGACCTATGAAAACTCAATATAATCGTTTAGCTGAATTGGTTCTTCCAAAGGATCTTGAGTTTGCGAATGAGTTACATGATTGTATGGTGACTTGTGTTCATAACGTATTTAACGCTCAAACAAAAGAAGAAGCGGATCGATGGGATGAAGAATTAATTCGTTGTTCAAAAGACTTTATGGAGCTTCGTGAAGCAAAACAAGATTATGAGGCATCGAAAAGTTACCGTGTAATCATAACGGATTTTCGAGCGAGAGGAATCAATGCTTCATTAGTTACTCGAAAGAAATAAAAAAATCTATCACTTTGCAGAGTGATAGATCAATAAATGGCTTTAATAATTTTAGTTAGGATAATTATACCAAATGAGAAGCTGTATAACAATGGAGTGTGTTGCATGCTTTTAGACAAATCATTACATAGAGTGTTGCTGAATCCTAAACTTCTTCAGCAATCGACATCAGAGCAGCACCTTATCTACTTAGTAAAGCAATATCTCAAAACAGGATATAAGAATTATCGCTTATTACGTGTAGAGGACGGATTCGCGATATGTAAACGGGAGGATGAATAATATGGCGGTTTATAGACAAGTACAAGTTTCTTTTTGGCAGGATGCAAAAGTTATTGAGGAAATGACTCCAGAAGATAAGTTGTTTAATCTGTATCTTTTAACTAATCCACGTACTACACAAATAGGAGTTTACCAAATTACGAAAAAGCAAATGGCTTTTGATTTAGGTTACTCAATGGAAAGTGTTAATGCGCTATTAGATCGATTTGAAAAGCATCACAAATTAGTTAAGTATAATCCAGAAACACGAGAGCTAGCCATTATTAATTGGGGGAAATACAACCTCAATAGAGGTGGGAAGCCAGTAGAAGATTGTATTCGTAAAGAACTAGATGGAGTAGGAGATACTAGCCTAGTAGCTTTAGTAGCAGCAAAAGTTAAAAACGATAAAATTCGTGCTATTTTTGAAGAATTTCTTCATGCTAACGATACGTCCGACGATACGTCAACGACAGGTGGACAAGAAGAAGAAAAAGAAGAAGAAAAAGAAGAACAACAACAAGAAGAACGCACAAGCGCGGAAGAAGTTGTTGCGGTTAATCCAATTACTTTTTACGAGCAGAACTTTGGATTCATTACACCTTATATCGCAGATGGTATTCACGGATGGATAGATGATTTAAATGCAGAGCTTGTTGTAAAAGCTATGGAAATTGCTTTAGAGAAAAACACTAGAAATATGAATTACGTAAATACGATTTTAAGAGATTGGCATCTTAAAGGCTTAAAAACAGTAGCAGACGTTGAAACCGCTGATAAAGAATTTCGTGCTCAACGATATGCAAAAGCACAACAGTCGTCACAAGTACCTTACCAACAAAAAGGCTTATCGGAATCTACTAAAAACGTGATACAACAGCAAGAATCATGGGAACAAAACATTCCAACGGATGAAGAACTTGCAGCACTTAATCAACAGAATGGATGGTTGATTCAATGAGTAACGATATGATTCGTAACGTAGAAGCTGAACAAAGTGTTTTAGGTAGCATTATTCAAGAAGGCGATTTAATTAAAGATTGCCAGCTAAAAGCAAAACAGTTTTCTTTACCAACACATCAAGTGATTTTTAAAGCGATGAGAGAGCTAGAGGATGCTGAGGCTCCGATAGATCTTGTTGCTCTCATTGGAAAATTCGATGAAGGATTTATGCATCAAATTGGCGGGATTGAATTCTTTGTAAATCTAACAGAAGTTGTAACCACAACTAAAAACTTTTCATATCACGAAGGGCTGGTGATTGAAGCTTGGAAGATGAGACATGCTCAAGAGGTTGCTGGTAACTTATATAACCGTCTTCAGCAAGATAAAGATATGAGCGCAATTAGTACTTCGATTGATGAACTAAGCGCCATTGAAGAAACAGGTTATTCAGATGAATTTAATTTAAAAGAAACACTTGTGGATCTGTATAAGGAAATGCAAGTTGATGTAGGTGATTTAACTGGTATACCAACTGGTTACGATGATTTAAATAGAATGACGGCTGGATTACAAGAAGGTGATTTAATCATTGTTGGCGCTCGACCTTCAATGGGGAAAACAGCATTTGTATTAAACGTCGCTTTTCATGCAGCCAGTGCCCATACAGCAACAGGGGTATTTTCGCTAGAGATGGGAGAAAAGCAATTAATTAAGCGAATGATCTCAAGTACTGGAAATGTAGATGCTACGAAATTGAAGAATCCTAAAAAGCTTTGCAATTTAAAGGATTGGGAGAAGATTAGTCAGGCGATGGGATTGATAAATGACTTGCCATTAGAAATTTACGATAAAGCAAATGTCACGATGCAAGAGATTTACGCTAAAACTAGGAAGCTAAAGCGTAAGCACCCTGATAAAAAAGTTTTAATCGCAATTGATTATTTACAGCTTATTGTAGGTGATCCCAAGCATAAAGGAAATCGCATGCAAGAAATTGGAGAAATTAGCCGCAAGTTAAAACTTATGGCCCGAGAGCTAAACGTATGCGTGGTTGCATTATCGCAGTTAAGTCGTGCTGTTGAGAGCAGGCAGGATAAAAGGCCCTTACTCTCAGACTTACGTGAAAATGGACAAATTGAGCAAGATGCGGACTTAATCGCGTTCTTATATCGTGAAGATTACTATGACCGTGAAACCGAAAATAAAAACATTACAGAAATCATTTTAGCAAAACAGAGAAATGGTCCAGTAGGTGTTGTGGAATTAGCATTCATTAAAGAATTTAGTAAGTTTGTAGGCTTAGAACGAAAGTTTGATAGACAACAGGAGGCTTAATAATGCTATTACGTCAGGAAGTAGAGCGAAGAAAGTTAGCAATTATTCGTAAATTATTAGACCTTGGATTATCAGAAATTAATGGCCAGACATTAGATCAACTAACATTAACGCAGCTAGAGGGAATATTAATCGCAAGCTTGCAAGTATTGGAGAGAAGCAATGGTGCCCAAGCAACTAACAATCTTTGATGTGGAATCAGTCGTATCATTTGATCCTAAGAAAGCGCATATTCATCGCGTGAACTCAAAACTACGGTATGCAGATGTAGTTGTGCAAATACCACGTCAAGCTAAAGCAATTGAGGAATTAAAACCGACGACAGCACCCGATGAACGCTATGAGTTATTTGAAGAGTATGCGATTGGAATTTGGCGTTATAAACGAGCGGAGGATAAACAATTTGTATGGGAAGAAGCTGAAGAAATTTGTAAGCGGGCAAGAGATGAAAAAGAGCCGATTCCAATTCGGCTCCATCTATCATCGGAACAATCATTTGTTCCAGAAAATGTTTTGCAATATTTATAGACAAATAAAAAAAGCTGAGATCACTCTCAACTTACTCGACAAAGTAATTATAACACATTTGGGAGTGGTTTCGGTGGCAATTATCAAAGAAAATATTGCGGAAATGACAGCTGAAATAGATTTAAAAACGAATGGTATTTACATCGTTAAAAATGGTCAAGTTCAATTAATCCAACCACCTCAAGGTGGATTTGGTGAACAATCATTTACTTATAAAGACGGAAAAGTAATTCGCATGGACGAAAGAAAAACTCAGTTAATTTAATATACGATTAAAAATCTTGTGAGAAATGAGGGGCTATAGAAATGGAAGAAAAACAAACTGAAAAAATAAAGACACATATAAAAATATCGATACCTATAGGTGACGATGAATCTATAAAAGAAGAAATTCAAAGGTGCCTTAGAGAAACTCAAGACATTTCTCAAATAGAAATAGAACGTCTTGAGTTTGAAATTGAACTTCACAAAAAGTATGTAAGTTATTCAAGATAACTTAGATGAAATGTTTGATTATAGATTGAGCAACATTCTGCATGGTATTAGCGGTGTCGTTAAGGTGAGAATGCTTAACAGTTGTATAAACTAAATCTTGAGAATATCCGAAATTAATAGTATGGGATTCTTCAAATAAATTGTTATTAAAGTCCTCGTATGTAATTTTTACATTAACTATATCATCCATTTCGGACGGTACGGCAGTCATAAATTTTTGGTTTGGTGCTATGAGGCTATTAGTGATTGAGTCAATCGTGCCATTACGCCCAAGATCTGGCAAACTCTTATTAAACTCAATATTAATAATTCGTGCACCTGATTTGCCGAAATTTTTAATAATAAAGTATTTCGCTTGAAAACCTGTATCAATTGCAGATACAAAACATGTGACATAAGGTCGATTTGCCTCTTCGATAGATTTTCGAGTTAACTTTAATGATTTTAATGCTATAAAAATGGATGTAATAGCGACAAGTGTTGAAACGATTATTCCAGATATTTGTATCCAATCTGAAATCTTCATAAGTATCACCTCCTCTCTATGGGGAATTATACCAGGATTTAGTAGAGAAGCTAGTCACAAGTGTACTGATGTGAAGTAAGACCAAATTTGAATTTTGTATAAAAAGGAGATGTGAAATATGAAAGATGTGAAAATCGAATACATCGAAAATAAAGCTAGAATTACTGTAGATGGTAAGGAAATTGCATTTGCTACTAATACGATTACAAAGAAAGTAGCAGAGAGTTTATTAATAAATTTAGATCAAGCTGGAGCTATTAATCTAATCATTGAAAACTAAACCAAAGCGTTATTTTAATCGAAAAGGGGAATGGAAATGAAACCTACATTTGAAATGATAAAGAATGAAAATGGTGGCGTAGAGATGACATATACAACGAGTGGAGGTAAGCAATCATCCACTTACTTTCCCAGCCCTCCAGAAGATATAGATCATGTTTGTATAAATTACATGAAAGGGCGCTTTGGAAACGTTAGAACGTGGAAACAAGTTGATTTTATAAAACGTAAATACAAAGAAGCGTATCAAATGGCTTTCGGTGTAGTTGATGAATTAAAAATAGGCGACAAAGTAGTGATGCATACATGCGGAGAAGCGGATCACTATAACGGTAAAATTTGGACTTGTCGAACAGATCAATTCAAAGCAAGTAACGGCTCACAAGTGGTGTTTTTAGAAGGATTTAGCGGTTACTTCTTAGTTAGGTACTTGCAACGTGTGAGTTTATTAGAAAACTAAACAAAATAGTTATTTGACACAACAAAGTGGTCAGCTTAACTAGCTAACCACTTGTTGTACAAAAGAAACTAGGCCCTACAAGTACAGATATGTAACTTAAAGTTACAGCTATAGTATAAACGGGATTGGAAATGTTATGCGGGGTAGAAGTAACCTGAATTTTATTTTGTAACAAGAGGAGATAAAAAGAGCACCATGGGAGAAAGGTACTCTTTGAAATGTGTAAAGACTATTAATTCGTTATTTTAATTGGTTAAGCCCCTTGAAGGGCGCTTCAAGGGGCTTAGATTCGAGAACTTTTAAACTCTTGTTTAATTACATGAAAACTCCTTAAGGAGAATCTATGGTATTTTAACACTCAACTGATTATTTTGACAACTATATATTGATAAAAGAAACCCCGATTGTCGGCGGGGCTTCTAAGGGTAAATGTCAAGCAATGACGTACTCGACTAATTAACCATATCATGAATTTTTTGGTAAAAATACTGGTAAATGTGTCCAAATTTTATGGCCATTAATCTGAATGAAGAGGCTATTTTAGTTGTAGTTAGACAAAAAGGACCCACTATAAATAGCAGGCCCTTTCCTAAAATGGCAAAGAGTAACTCTTACCTTACTCTTCCACTATATAATACACCATATTTGACTGTTTGTGTAGAAAAATGTCGAAAAATGAAATGTTTTATATCAATTATAAGAAAACAAAGAAGCGAGAGTGATAATTGAACAAAAACGCTATTTGACACAACAAAGCAGCTAGCTGAAGTAGCTAACTGCTCTGTCGTACAATTTTAGAAGTACAACTAGATACAGATATATGTTGTAACAAAAAGTTACAACTATATTATAAACAAATATCAAAATATTATGCAGGTAAGATAACTAAACAAAAATTTCATTTTGTTGAAAAGGGGAATGGATATGGAAAAGTGGCCTGAAGAAAGAATTGAAGCTTATAAAAGATATGTGACAAATGAAGATAAAAACATTGAATTGTTTGAACGCCAATTGGAATACAAACAAAAAGAAATTCAATGCTTACAGAGAGCAATTAAAAGAGCTTCACAAAGAAGAGAGTCAGATGCTTTAGAATTGCGTAATCAAGGGTGGGAATTAACAGAACAAGGCTGGAATAATACGAAATAAAAGAGCAGCTAGCAAAAGCTAACTGCTCCTTTTGACAAAAGATTCCGGGCTGCCAACACTGTTAAGAAAGCAGCTTATAGATAGTATGCACAAAGTTGTGCTAATTATTCAAATGAATAAAGGACAGTTAGCGAAAACTAACTGTCCAACCCTTAAAGAAAGGGAGGAATTAATGGGTATATAAAAATTCCTCCATCTACAGTATTGACGGAATATTGAGTTTTATTCAGGGGAGGAAGAGGGAAATGAAAGAAATTAAGTTTCGTGCATGGGATAAAGTATATAAGCATTTTCACGAAGGAGACCTTATCAGAGACTACCACATCGGTGAATTTATTGATAATCCAGAATACGAAGTAACTCAATACACAGGATTAAAAGATAAAAACGGCACTGATATCTATGAGGGTGACATTGTAAAAGCTTGGTCTACTGGTTCATACGGTACATTCGAGGTTCGTTGGAGACAAGATGGTTCGCCTTGTTTCATTTTATATCCAGCGTTTCAACATGGAGAGATGTGGAGATTGCATGGGGTGAAAGATAAAGATGGTAATTATTACGACGATGTAGAGGTTGTAGGGAATATCTATGAAAATCCTGAACTGATCAAAAACTAAACAAAATAATCCTTTGGCGATAAAATGATAATTTTTCGCCACAAGTGGAGAAAAAGAAGATTTAGAAATTATTAAGTAAAATCCTTTGAAAAGTTAAAAAAATGCAAGAAAATGATATAATAATAGCAATTAAACATTTAGTCCTACTGGAAGAACCAGCGGACACTGAACTACAAAGAGCATTAGTGATATTGCTCTGTAGTTTGGTGTCCGCTTTTTTTATTTTGCTTAGAGGTGATGGGAATGAAAAAGATTCGTAATCAGCAGCAAAAGGAACAGAATAGGCAGCGTAAGAAAGAAAAATTAAGTGTTCGAGATATAGAGGAATTAATGGGCATTCGTAGACCAAGATATGAGCGTGGTCATGGCGGTGCTTTTAGACAAAAATAAAAAATTGGAGGAATTAATGTGAATAAACAATTAGAATTTCAAATGCCTGTTATTGATGAGGAAAAGACAAAGGATTCAGTAGAAGAAGTATTTGAAGAGTACAGACGATATTTAGCGATGTTACCGAGTGATTTACTTCCTAAAGTAACACCATCGTATTCAATTGTTCCTCCATGTGTAACGAATGAATTTAATAGCTCTACAGAAAATATTGCTATTGAGAGAATTCAATTTGAAGAAGCTAGAGAAAGGTTCATGAAATGGATTCATAGGGCAGTTAATAGATTACCAAAGAGAGAAAGAAAAATTATATATATGTATTATATGGAAGAGTATAAAGGGTACGATCCAGACATAATGGATGAAGTTAAATTAGGTAGAACTACATATTACAAAGTGAAAGGGAAAGCTCTATTACGTTTGGCCTTTAGTTTACGAAAAGAAGTGTTTAAGCAAAGTACACAAAACGGAGAGGTAGAAACAGCATGAACATTGTACAGCCGATTCGAAATAAAGAGATTATCCAAGAGATAAAGGAATTCTATAAGAAGCAGAATGAGAGAAACTACATTCTGTTTCTTCTTGGTATTAATACAGGCTTTAGGATATCAGATATATTGCGCTTGCGTGTTCGTGATGTAGAGGGATGGAATATTGTTATACGTGAAAAGAAGACGAGGAAAATAAAAGATATTAAGATGCCATCAGAATTAAAGAAGGCAATTCGCGATTATACAAAAGGAAAGCCGAAAACCGAGTATTTGATCAAAAGTCGGAACGGGAAAAATAAGCCAATTACAAGGGCAATGGCTTATGTGATACTAAATCAAGCGGCGCAAGAGTTTGGATTAGAACGTATTGGGACACATTCTTTACGTAAAACGTACGGATATCATCATTATCAACAGTTTAGAGATGTAGCGGTTTTACAGCAAATGCTAAATCATACAGAGCAAAAAGAAACATTGAGATATATCGGAATTGAACAAGATACATTAAATGATTATCAAAGGAAATTTAAAATCTAATTTCTTTCTTTTTTTATCAATTTTTGAATTAGCTACAAACTGAACGTGTCAAATTCATTTCTGTAATAATACATGAAGGCTTGATACATATGAGGTAAATGCGTACAGGTGAATTTAACACACTCTAGTTTATAGCTAATTCATTTACAAGGATTAAAGAGAATATTTATTCAAAACTATACGAAAAGAGGCTGAAAAAACGATGAGGAAAATAACAGGAAGTATTGATGGGTTAAATTGTGGTTCAGTAATTTATGATGAAGTGGAGCAGAACTTGCGAGAAACATTGGAAAGCGATACAGAAGCAAGACAAGCATTTCTTTCTCCGATTATTAAGGGGGCAGGTGATGATATTCAATTAATAGGAGGTATTGATTGGAGTTCTGGTAAAGATTGGTCAGTCATAGTAAGACATCCAAGATTGTTAGCTAAAAAGAAGAAATGAAAAACGCGAACTATTCGTGAACTATTTGCGAACTATTTACGGACACGTTTTGGTTTTTAACATGATATATTTGTATTGTGAGAAGTGGCGGAAAACATTTCTCACAAAATTCCTGATAATGAAAATGGATCGTCATGACCGGTGGCGATGGTTGCAGATTGGATGGATAGTTGTTTCTTGATTTCACATTCAATTGCAATTTATGTTATTCAAGCGAAGAAGGGCTTTTGCTCTTCTTCCAGTTACTTAATAAGATTGGCGCAGATGAAGGCAACAACATTAGGTGATTGGAAAAAGAATAAAACTTCACGTACCACAATTAAAATACAAATGAATTATTGAGAGAAAAGCATCCATTCGGGTGCTTTTTATTTTTGAGGAGGATGAAGGGTGGAAACTAAAACATTAGTACTTAAACCTGTAAAGCAATATAAGATTGATCCGAATAAAATCCAATCATTAGATGATGTGATTTCTATTTTGAAAAATGTAACGATATATGTGAATGGTGAAGAAGCATTAGAAGGTCTTGAACATTTAATTGAAAAGGATAATGAGCAATGCAATTAACTAAACTTGAAAATGCGATTGCTATCGGTACAATCCTTAATGCTATTGGTGAAGAGAATCTTAAAGATTACGTGGAATTAGAATCATTGCGACCAGTAGTTAAAGAATTAAATAGGTTAAACAAAAGAACGAAGCCGAAAGAAAAGAAAGAAGCGATAACAAGTTTAATAGGCAAGTTAATGAGTGAGGTGTGAGATATGGAAACACATGAGCTTATTCAGTTAATAAGAGATAACAAGCTTATGAAGTTCTATAAGTCTAGGGAATGGCGTGAACTAAGGCTCAAGGCATTAAAGAGAGATAACTTTGAATGTTGTATGTGTAGAGATAAAGGGAAGTATCGTAAGGCTGATTGTGTTCATCACATCAAGGAAGTGAAAGAATATCCAGAGCTTGCTTTAACATTTGATAACCTTATGTCTCTATGTAATACATGTCATAACGAAGTACATGACCGTTTAAGGGCACAGGACAAGCTACCAGCGTTTGTTAATGAAGAGAGATGGTAAAACATGATAATAAACGATAACGGTCGTGAGTACGACACTGAGTATCTTGAAAGAGTAGCAACGTTAGAACCTGAGGATAGAACAAGTGTAGAGCGAGACATCTTTAATGCTGGTGCTCGTTTTATTTATTATAGGTACACTCAAATCAGAGACATTATCAATCGTAATAAATGTAATAACTTAACGATTGATAAAGTGAAACAACTTTTAGATATAGATAGAGTTCAAATGTTCTTGCCAATTTCAGAAGAAGAAATAAATTATACTATTTCTTTTGTTGAAAGATATATACGAATTAAATAAGTCCCCCCCTTAAAATAAAATCGACTTTCTTTCGGGGGAGCTTTCAACGGGAGGGGGAGAGCGGTTAAAACATTTTTGCGAATTAAAAAGTAAGAGGGGGGGTACTTGTGCGAAAACTATCAAAAAAAGCACAGGTAAAGCAAGATTTATTACAACAATTGGAAAACAGTGGTTTGCATGGTATGCACTACATTGATCTTGTTGATGATTACATGACATTGTTTGATGCGAAAAATAAGTTAGCAAGAGAAATGAAAAAGAATGGACCTATGATTGAATGGCAAAACAGTGAGAGTCAAAAGGGAGTCAAGGCTAATCCAGCTACAAAAGAATTTCGTGAGACAAACAAGCGCATGACGGAATTATTGAAAGTGCTTGGCTTGAAAGAACCAATATATGATGAAGGTACTGATGACGATGACATCTAGATTTCCAACTACATATCAATATCATCCATACATCGATGAGTATATGCGCATGGTTGAGAATGGAGAAATTCAAAGTTGCAAAGAACAAAAGCTACTTATGAAGTTTCTTCGTTGGAAGTTAGACCAACCAGGTGTGGTGATTGATTCAGAGGCTATTGAAAAATCAGTAGAGAAGCCAGCCCCTTACTTTCCTTTTTCTCTTTTTGCTTGGCAGAGGTTCTGTAATGCGTTTATTTACGGTGTGCGTTATGCAGATGGTCGTCTTATGTTTGACAGGTATTTGTTATTACTTGGTCGTGGGGCAGGTAAAAACGGATATATCAGTTATGATTGCTTTTATATGTTAAGTGGTCATCATGGAATTAAAAATTATGATATAGACATTGTGGCGACTTCAGAAGATCAGGCGAAAACATCATTCGAAGATGTGTTAAATATTTTAGAAACTCCTAAATTTGCAAGAAAGTTAAAAAAAGTTTTTTACAAATCAAAAATACTCATTAAACATATAAAAACAAAGTCTAAGTTTGAATTTAATACGTCAAATGCTCGTACGAAAGATGGTAAGCGAAGTGGAACTGTTATATTTGATGAGTTACATGAGTATGAGGACTATTCGAATATAAAAGTCTTTACATCCGGCCTAGGTAAAAAGAAGGACCCAAGGATTTTCTATATTACGACAGATGGAAATGTTCGTGGTGGAGTGCTGGATGATATGAAAGAAGAAGCACAAATGGTTTTGAATAAAGAATTACCGGACTCTACACTATTTCCTTTTATATGCAAACTGGATGAGGAACAAGAAGTTCATGATGAGTCAATGTGGGAAAAGGCAAATCCTTCATATCGATATAATGAAAATTTACAGCATAAAATGCGTAAAGAATATCACGATATGAAACGCAATAGTGCATTGCGAATTGAGTTCATGACAAAAAGAATGAATTTACCTGTCGAGGATACAAGGAAAGAAGTCGCTACCTATGAGGAAAGGTTAGCTACAGAGCAGCCATTTCCTGACGATATCCAAGGAATAGAATGTATAGGAGCTGTTGACTTTGCGCAAATACGCGACTTTTGTTCAGTAGGGATTTTATTTAAAAAAGACGGGAAACGTTATTGGATGCAACATACATTCATGCATCATACAGCTCCTAAATTACAAGACATTAATCAAGACATAATTAAAATAGCTATTGAAAAAGGTCTGTTAACGGTTGTATATGATAAATCAATAAGTGCAGAACATGTATTAAATTGGTTTATCATGATGAATAAGACATATCGTATTAAGAAAGTTAGCATGGACTTGTATCGTTCTACAATTTTAAAAGAAGCATTAACTACAGCAGGATTTGAAGTTGAAATTGTACGTCGTGGACCAGCCACACATAGCATGTTAGCCCCGCTTGTAGAGGAAATGTTTATTAAACAAACAATTGTTTTCGGTGATGATCCTCTTATGCGTTGGTATGTTGGTAATGTATACAAAGAAGAAAAAATGAATGGAAATATTGAATATAAAAAGATTGATAAAGAAAAGCGGAAAACAGATGGGTTTTTCGCCTTTTTGCATGCCTTGAATTTTGATGCAGAATTAAGTGAACATAAACAACTTACTCCGGGAACATTCAAAGTAAGAACTTATTAGAAAGGTAGGTGAAGAAATGGGGCTAATAGATTGGATAGGCGGTTGGTTTGGAAAGAGAAACAGGGAAGTACTAAAAAGTTATTTATATGAATCTTCTCTTGATTTTT